ACACAGTAAAGACTTCATTTACCGTTGACACCGATACTTGCATTTACCCTGATCGGTTAATGGTATTGGCTACAAAGCTCAAGTATTTTGAGGCAAAAGGCTTTGATACGACTTCAATGTACCGAAACTATATTGAGGAATTTGAGATTGTTCGGGCGCAGGATACGTCGGCGGCTAACTTGTCGTTTGCGCCACGCCCAGGCACAGTGCTAATCGGTTACGACAACATACCTGATACTGGCTACGGGACGAACTAATGATTGCGCCGAATCGACTTATTCAAGGTCAGGCAGCTCGTGTCCAGTCGTTGCCATCGCCTATTGGTGGCTGGAACGTGCGAGACTCCATTGCAAACATGGACACCTTAGATGCCGTCCAGTTAACCAATTTCTTTCCTACGGTCAATAACGTAGTGTTGCGTGGTGGCTACACAAAATACTCAACAGGCATTACAGGTCAAATCCAAACGCTTATGTCGTACTCATCAGGTGCGACTAACGAATTGTTTGCAATTGCAGGAACGTCAATTTTTGATTGCACGGCAGGCGGTGCGGTTGGCGCAGCAGTCAGAACAGGCTTGACAAACGCAAAGTGGGAATATGTCAACGTCACAACTGCCGCTGGTGGGTACATTATGGCGGTCAATGGCGTAGATGCGCCTTTATTGTATGACGGTACGAGTTGGACAAACCCGACCATTACTGGCGTAACTGCAAGCACGTTTAGCAACATCACCACATTTAAAAACCAAGTTTGGTTTACGCAAGCCTCAACCCTAAAAGCGTGGTATTTGGCAACATTGAGCATTGCAGGCGCAGCCAATTATATTGATCTTAGTTCGGTTGCCCAACTTGGCGGCTATCTTGTTTCGGTTGGAACATGGACGCTAGACGCAGGCTACGGTGTTGACGATAACCTAGTGTTTATAACGTCCAATGGCGAGGTTATTGTCTACGCAGGTACTGACCCCTCAGACTCTACGAAATGGGCGCTAATAGGCGTTTGGAGGCTTGGCAAGCCCGTTGGCAAGCGTTGTCTCATGAAGTACGGCGGTGACATACTTGTTTTAACTTATAACGGTCTTTACCCACTTGCTGCAAGCCTGCAATCATCAAGACTTGATCCAAGGGTTGCATTATCAGACAAGATTCAAGGCGCATTTAATGCCGCAACGCAACAATATGGCGGTAATTTTGGGTGGGACATGAGTTTTGACCCAAGACACAATGCTTTAACGGTCAATGTGCCTATTGCTGAAGGTCAACAACAGCAATATGTAATGAACAACATTACTAAATCATGGTGCAACTTTACGGGTCAATACGCTAATTGTTGGACAATTTTTAATAACGAGTCGTACTGGGGTGGCAACGGATTTGTTGCTCATGCGTGGGATGACAACTTTGCCGATGACACAAGCGACATAGACGCTTATGCGTTGCAAGCATTTAATTACTTTGATGCCCGTGGGGTAAAAAAGTATTTTACAAGAGCTAGACCGTCAATCTTTACAAACGGCGCACCGTCAATTTTTATTGGGTTAAACATTGATTTTGACCTAGCAGACACAACTGCGGCGCTTAGCTTTAGCCCACAAGTATCTGCTAAATGGGACACTGCGCTGTGGGATGTGGATTATTGGGCTACAGACACGGTAATTACAAACAACTGGCAAGGCGTAACTGGCATTGGGTATTGCGCTGGCACACAGTTTAAATCTGCCTCTCAAGGAATCACAATTCTATGGGCATCGACGGACATTGTTTACCAACAGGGATGGCCTGGCATATAGTCCAAGGCGAGGAAATCGGGCATTGGGTAGCAGAAAGGATAGCGGGAAAGTTCTTTGCAGAAGAATCAAGTGCAATTGGTTTGCAAAAAGATGGGGTAACGGTTGCAGGCGTAATTTACGAAAACTGGAATCGTCAGAGTATCTTTTGTCATATAGCAATTGAAGGACGCATGACAAAGGCGTATTTAAAAGCAATATTTGACTATCCCTTTAATGTTTGTCAGGTAAAAAAGATTATTGTGCCAGTAGTCAGTAGTCATGCAAAAAGCATAAAATTAGTTACTAAAATGGGTTTTGTTGAAGAAGCAAGATTAAAAGATGCCTCACTCGATGGCGATATTATATTTTTGACATTGGCACGAGAAAATTGCCGATTTCTAGGGGTAGAAAATGGGTAAGTCAGTAGCATCACCACCAACACCAGACTATTTGGGCGCAGCTAAACAACAGGGTATCGATAACCTTGCCGCTGCAAAACAGTCAAACATTATGTCAAACCCAAATATGTATACACCGTTTGGCAATCAAACCGTCACTTATTCAAGCCCAACATTTGATCAATCTGGATTTGAAACGGCGTTGGCTAAATATAACGCTGGAAACATAGACCGTAATCAGTATTATCAAACAGGCGGTGGTGCTGGGGATTCGGGCAATGAGTACACATATTTTGACCAAGCAGGCTACGATGCTGCACAAAAAAAACGAGGTGCAGCACCAACCCGTGAAGGTTTTATGACTGGTGGCGGGATACCAACTGTAACGCAAACCCTTACTCCGCAAGCGCAACAAACTTTAGAGTCACAGCAACGTGTCCAGACTGCATTGGCAAATCTTGGTGAAAGAGGTATTGCAAATGCTTACGACACGTTATCAAGACCGTTTACACCAACATCGGTTGATATTAAAAAAGATTTTGGCGGATATGGTGCTGTACCTTTAGGCGATCAATATGGGTTAGCACAAGCAAAAACTGCTGCTGATACTTATGGTTTAGCGCAACGTCAAATTGATACTAGCGGCCTGACGCAAATGCCTACTAATTCAGGCATCAATGCTCAACAAGCTATCTTGGCAAGACTTGACCCCACTATTCAGGCCGGTGACGCATCGTTTAGGCAAACATTGGCAAACCAAGGTTTAGCGCCTGGCACACAAGCCTACGATGCTGCATACAGAAACCGTCAAATGGGCATTAACGACTTGTATAGCCAAGCTGCGCTGCAAGGCATCAACATTGACATGGCGGCTCGTCAGCAAGGATTAAACGAACAATTATCGCAAGCTGGTCTGTATAACACCGCTGTTGGTCAAAATTTCGGTCAAGGCGTAACTGCCGACCAACTTGCAAATGCTGCAATTGGTCAGAATTTTGGTCAAGGGATGACAAGTCAAGGTACGCAATTTAGCCAAGGACTTAACAAAGCTCAGTTTCAAAACACCGCACAACAACAACAATTGGCGCAAGATTTGGCATTACGGGCGCAACCGATTAACGAAATCATTGGACTTATGGGCGGTTCACAGATTCAACTGCCGCAATTCCAAGGCTATCAAGGTACAAGCGTTGCACCAGCACCAACCTTTGCGGGTACGCAAGCCCAAGGACAGGCTGATATGTCACGCTACGGTATTGCCCAATCAGGTGCTAATGCAGGTATTCAAGGCATTACTTCATTGGCTGGTATGGCAGCAATGTATTACTAATGATTGGACTAGCTTTTTCGGGTGGGAAAGATTCTTTAGCGTGTTGGTATTTGTACCGTGAAAAGAATCCCGTTGTCTTTTGGGCTAATACTGGCAAGGCTTACCCTGAAACAATCGAAATTATTGAGCAAGTAAAAGCAGAGGCAGTTGAGTTTATTGAAGTTAAGTCAGATCAAGAGCAGCAAATTAAGTTTTACGGTTATCCAAGCGATATTGTGCCGATTGACCATACTGTTGATGGCATGGTGTTTGCAGGAGATAAACCAGTACGAGTACAAAGTTTTAACAATTGTTGTTGGATGAATATTGGACAACCTCTGACAGAGGCCATTGCAAAACGTGGCATTACACACTTAATTCGTGGGCAAAGGCTCGATGAAAGCCACAAATCCACAGCACGGCACGGATCGGTTGTTAATGGTGTGACGTACATCCAACCGATAGAAACATGGACAAAAGAGCAAGTTTTGGCGTTTTTACGGACTCAATGTCAGTTACCAGAGCATTATGCAATCGAC